ATTGACCTGGAAGCGCTAATGTTGGAGCGCTTTCACTGTACGGCCCACATCAAACTTGCAAAGATTCACAAGAAAAGAGTTGCTAGATTCGAGCAGTTCAACAGGTGGGTTGCGTTTGAGCGCCACCTTGATGAGGCGGGGCAGCAGTGGCGTGATTGTGAAACACTCCGAGGGGCGCGTATCAGCGAAGCCAAGCAACCAAAAGAGTATGATTTCTCAGATGAAGTGCTTGATATTGCTGAGCGCAGCCTAGATGCCCAGGATTCAGTGCGAGCGTTGCGGGTTTGAATGGGATCTGAACAGTACACGGCAGAAAACGGTTCTCTGTGCTTCTTGCAGGGCACGGAAGGTACAAACGGTTCACACAAAGAAGGGCAAGTGTTTGCCCTGGCATGGTGGGTTCGCGGGTGATGATGTGACTCCCCTTGATGATGATGGGCGGCTTGTGTTGCCTGGTGTCAGGGGTTGTGGGCATAATGATTGCGTGAACCCGTCACACATAATGAAAAGGGAAGGGAATGACGATGGTTAAGAATGAGGCGTTGGTTTCGGTCACTGGGTGGCTGAACGATGTGAAGGATTTTGAGTGGGGTCGCGCTTTGAAGGTGGGCGTGGATGTGAGGAAGAAGAACCATCAGGGTGACTGGGAGACGGTGGATAAGACTATTTATGATGTGACCACTGATGATAAGTCTGGTGACTTTGACCAGGTGAAGCAGGTGACGGTCACGGGCCGTATCTCTGGGACTAATGTTTTCCAGAAGCGTGATGGCACCTCGGGCTTCAGCATTAAGGTGCGTGGGGAGTCCATTGTCCCTGCTGGTGAGAAAGTGCAGGAGGCTGCGATTATGGGGCAGTGGCCTACAGCGAAGATTGGTCAGGGTAACCCTGTGGATGAGAGCGCCCCGTTCTGATGCGTTGGTCAGGGTTTGCTGTGTTGGGTGCGCTCGCTACCTTGTATTTTTTTCTGGCTGGGGAGGCTGAGGGGATCCTGCAGGCGTTTGGGTTTGTGGCCTCGGCGTTGCTATACATTGTGGCTTTTCTGAACTTGGTGCGCCCTAGAAAATAGGGGGTTGCTTGATGGCTGTTTATGTTTATGTGTGTTCTGAGTGTGGGGATGCGCATGAGGTTGAACACCCGATGATTTTGGAGCCTGTTGTGGGCTGTGAGGTTTGCGGTAATGCTAAGCGGAGGAAGCCTGCGACTTTGGGGTTTATCGTTCGCTAACATAGAACCATGACCACAAACCTGCACATTAGCGTGCTAGGTAGACCTTCCCCTCAGGGCAGTAAGAAGCATGTGGGTGGTGGGCGCATGGTTGAGGCTTCCAAGTACCTCCCCGCGTGGAGGAAAGCAGTCTGCACTGCAGCGGTCAAAGCTATCCAGGATGAGCTGTGGGCTAAACCTGCAGGGCCGGTGGAACTTGCTGTGACCTTCTACCTGGAACGCCCCACAACCATCAAACCGGATAAACGCCCTATGCCAATCAAACCTCCCGACCTGGACAAGCTGGTGCGCGGCGTTTGCGATGCACTTTCCGATGCAGGTGTTTGGGAGGACGATGCACAGGTGGTGAAGCTGACCGCGTTCAAAGAGTATGCAGACACACGGGAACCGGGTTGCGCAATAGAGGTCACCATTTTGTGACTGTTTGGGGTTAGACTTGAGCCACATTCAATGAAAGGTGGAAAGTTGAGATGTTAGAAGGATTGGAACCTCCAAAGAAAAGTTATCACTGCAAGGTTGGCACCTTCCTCGCGGGTCTGGATGTGGAGGACTCGCAAATCTTGTTGAAGGCGCTTGCTGATGAAACTACTTGGCCTGCTTGGACTCTTTCGCAGGCGTTGAAGGCTAAGGGTGTCCCTCTGGGTGATGGCCCTATCAGGAACCACAGGCGCGGCTCCTGCCGTTGTAGGGTTGCCTAATGCTTGAGGCTCAGATCATTGTTGGAGATGCCGCCAAATCACTTGCGAAGCTTGATGCTGGTTCTGTGAGGACTTGCGTGACTTCGCCACCTTATTGGGGTTTGCGTGATTACGGGGATGCCGGTCAGCTCGGTCAGGAGGCTACTCCTCAGAAGTTTGTGGAGAACCTGTGCCAGGTCTTTGATGAGGTTCGGCGTGTGCTTGCTGATGATGGGACTGTGTGGGTGAACCTCGGTGACTCCTACAACGGTGCTGCACCTAACAGGTCTGGTGCTAATGGTTTCAATGATGGGCGCACTAACAGGGATAAGCGTTTTAGCGTGGGCGGGGTGCAGGGTTTGAAGCCTAAGGATCTTGTAGGTATCCCTTGGAGGTTTGCTTTCGCCATGCAGGATCGTGGCTGGTATCTCAGGCAGGATATTATCTGGGCTAAACCTAACCCGATGCCCGAGAGCGTGACTGACCGTTGCACCAAGTCGCATGAGTATGTGTTTCTGTTTTCAAAACAGCCTAAATACTTTTTTGATTCTGTTTCAATCAGGGAACCCCTTGCAGAGTCCTCGCTAGTCAGGCTTGCACAGGATGTAAAGAATCAGGTTGGGTCTACGCGAGCCAATGCAGGCGCTAAGACCAATGGCAATATGAAAGCGCTGGGTGATCTAGAGGGTGGCAGGAACAAGCGTTCTGTGTGGAATGTGGGTGTTGCTTCTTTCAAGGATGCTCACTTCGCTGTGTATCCCCCAGCTCTGATCGAGCCATGCATCAAGGCTGGTAGCGCTGAGGGTGACACTGTGTTAGATCCGTTTTCTGGGTCTGGCACGACTGGTGAGGTTGCGTTGCAAAATGGGCGGAACTATGTCGGGTGTGAGCTGAACCCTGATTACGCTGCGCTAAGCGAAAAGCGCATCAGTGATGCGATAGGGATGTTTGGAGAGGTTGTGGTGTGCTAATGCTTGACAATCTGCAACCAGCGAAGAAGGTTGAGGCACCTAAAGACTTCAGGGCTGGCCTGGACTTTGATGGCACTGAGGGAACCGCCACGACTGAGGGGCTTGCTGACCCACCTAACTTTGATGAGTTCCTTGAGGATCGCGGGTATTCACCTGATGAGTATGAGATTATTGGCACCCCTCGAACTTCACAGTGGCAACGGTGGGATGGGTTGTGGCTGACCGCGTACCGTTTCCATTTCCGCAAGAAGGTGACAGAGTTCCACCTGCCCACGCTTTACGCTGAGGCGAAGCGCAGCAAACCTAAGACACCTAAGCCGGTGAAATCCGCTAAGACTTTCGTGATCTGTCCTGCAGATTTCCAGATTGGTAAGGGTGGCTCGAGGGGAGGCCATGAGGAGTCGATTCAACGGATCCATGCAAGCTATGACCGGATAGAGCAGAAACTCAAGGCAGGCAACTATGGGCACATTGTCATCCTCGACATGGGCGATGTGATTGAGGGTGTGAGCAGTAAGGCTGACATGGAGCAACTTCAGTCCAACACTCTCAGCCCTATGCAACAAGTAGACCTTGCAAGCGCCCTCCTGTGGGATCTCATCAAACTCGCAACAAAGTTTGCCCCGGTAACCTACGGTTCGGTAGCGTCGAACCATTGCCAGTTCAGGGTGAACAAAGCACCAGTGGGCAAACCTGGTCTGGATGATTGGGGTGTCGTAATCCTGCAACAACTCCGCCGCCTCGCCACAGAAGTAGGGTTGCCTGTCACCCAATGGCTCGTACCGCAACCACACGATGAGGGTTTTGCTTTTGATGTTTTCGGCAACGGTGAACACATCCTCGGTGCTATACATGGGCACCAGGTTGCACGCCCTGACGCTTTCGCAGGGTTCTGGGCTAAGGCAGTGTTCAACTCCTCCTACCTTGCAGCAGTCACGACAATGGTTAGCGGTCACTTCCACCATCACAGGTGCGAACAAATCTCTGGCACTGAGAACCGCGAACGGTGGTGGGTGCAAGCATCTACCTCAGATAGTGGCTCAGACTGGTACACACGCAGGCAGGGCGCAGGCGGGGACTCCACCACAGCGATCACCTGCTTTGAACTTGAGAAGGGCAAACCATTCAGGGGTACGGTAGAACTACTGTGACCGATGAGCCTGATGATTTCCTAGAGTTCGCGTTTGATGAACTGCTGAAAGATTA